TCCAGGCTGCCGCCAAGGAAAGATGACTCATGCGACTCATGCCACCGGGCGTAGGGTGACTCATGCCGGGTGACTCATTCCGGGTTTTCCCTAGCTGCAGGTTTGGGGGTACATTCGCGGCCATGTCAACCCCTCAATCCCAGGGCGACGATGGCACTGTGCCGAAGAGTACTGCCGGGCGTCAGCGTCCCCAGCCCCCCGGCGGCAGCCGCAAGGGGATACCCAACAAGGCCACCCAGGCGTTCCGCGAGACGGTCCAGGCGCTGCTCGACGACAACAGGGAGAACGTGGCCCTGTGGCTCAAGCAGACGGCCGAGGGCTCGCGCAATCGCAAGGTCGGTGGCAAGACCATCCCCGGCCGTCCGCCCGATCCTGCAGGCGCTGCACGCCTGCTGGCCCAGCTTGCCGAATTCGCAGCGCCCAAGCTCAACCGCTCCGAGGTGGTCGGCGAGGGCGGCGGCCCGCTGACGGTCGTCATCAGGAAGGAAGCCTGAGGCATGGAGCAGGTCGATGTAGCCTCGCTGAAGGGCTGGCAGACGGTGATGAAGCCCAACGGCCACGACGTCGAGCAACGCGATTACGTCACTGGTAATTGGCCGCCGGCCGATCACCCGCTCTATGCCGACGAGAGCAAGGTGGCAGCGGTCACCGACTGGCTGCTCTCGAAGGGCCACAGCATCCTGCAGTTGTTCCTGCTCTACCAGGGCAACGAGCGCATGCACAGCCTGAGCGTGCTGGGCCGTGTAAACGTCCCGCAGGGCGCTCGCGTGCTGTCCCTCGGCTGCGGCGTCGCCGGCATGGAGCGGTACTGGCAGTACGCCAGGGCCGACGTCCGCTTCACCCTGGTCAACGCCTCGCGGTCGCAGCTAGAGCGTTGCCTGTGCCCTGGCAAGCTCATCCACGGCGACATGCGCGACCCCACGCTGCTCGCCGAGCTTGGGCTCTACGACGTGGTGGTGATGGCGTACTCGCTGCACCACGCCGACAGCGTGCCCAGCATGATCACGATGGCTCGTGCATACCTGAAGCCTGGGGGCACGCTGCTCGTGCTGGACGTGGTCGAGGGCTCGCCGGCCTTCGAGGATGCGGTGCAGTACAAGGCGCTCGACAGCATCGACCTGCAGCGCGCAGGGCTCGTGCGCCTCGACTACGGCCTGCAGTGGCACAGGCTGCCCGACGACATCCTCGGCCAGCACGTCGCCGAGGTGCTGGACGCGGGCGGTGCCACGCCGTCGATGTGGATCGGCGGGGCGTGATGCTGCGCCTCGTGGGCTTCATCGTGGTGTGCGGCCTGCTCTTCATGCTCGGTTGGTGCGGGACGCAGACGTGATCTCGCTCGTGGTCAGCGATCCCTGGTGGACCTACGGCCTGGACTTCGTCATCGGCGTGCTGTCGGGTGCTGCTGGCATGTACGTCTTCGACAGGTGGGCGACGTGGAAGGGGAAGAAGTGAACGACTGGTTCTTCATCGGCACGCTCGTGGTCCTGGCGTTCATCTTCGGCTTCGTCGGCGGCGTAGCCTGGGTCTGGTACATCGCAGGCGGGCCGAGCCTTGGCTGAGATCGTCCTGCCCAACGGCTTCACCGCACGGCCGCCGCAGAAGGCGCTGATGCGCTACTTCGACCACGGCGGGCTGCGTGCGGCCGCGTGCTGGCCGAGGCGGTTCGGCAAGGACCTCACCATGCTGCACCAGACCGCCAAGATGAGCTTCGAGCGCCCAGGCATGTACTTCCACATGCTGCCGACGCACAAGCACGCGAGGAAGGTCGTCTGGGACGGCTTCGACAACCAGGGGCGCAAGACCCTCGACGTCGTCTTCCCCAAGCAGTTGCGCGAGGACACCAACAAGACCGAGATGAAGATCACGCTGCGGTCGGGCGCGATCTGGCAACTGGTCGGCAGCGACTACTACGACAGCTTGGTGGGCTCCAACCCGTTCGGCATCGTGATGAGCGAGGCTGCGCTCTCCGACCCGCGTGCGTGGTCGATGTTCCGCCCCATGCTCGCGGGCAACGGCGGCTGGGCCGCGTTCATCAGCACACCTCGGGGCTACAACCACTTCCACGACCTGATCCAGTTGGCGAAGTCCAGCGACCACTGGTTCCACTCGCACCTCGGTGTCGACGACACCAAGCACATCCCGCAGGCGGTCCTCGACGACGAGCGCCGCGAGATGCCCGACGAGCTATACCGCCAGGAGTACGACTGCGACTTCAGTGCGGCCAACGTCGGTGCGATCTTCGGCCGCTACGTCGAGCAGATGGAGAAGCAGGGCCGCATCTGCTACATCGACAGCCCCAGCGTCAACGACGAGGTCTGGGTGACGTCGGACATCGGCTACCGGGACAAGGCGGCCTTCGTCTGGTGGAAGCGGATGCGCGGCGGCTTCGAGATATTCCACTACGACGACGGCAGCGGCATGGACGCCGAGGAGTGGATACCCAGGCTTGCCAAGCAGCCCCGCGCCGACGTGATCTGCCTGCCGCACGACGCCAAGGCCAAGAGCTTCGCCAGCAAGCGCAGCGTCGTCGAGACGTTCCTGTCCGAGCGGCCGTGGAGCGGCTGCGACGTGCGTGTAAACGAGCTACGCAAGAAGAGCGACAGCATCAACGCCGGCCGGCTGATGCTGCGCCGGGTCAGGATCGCCAACAACGAGCCCTGCAAGCCACTCGTGCAGGCGCTGCGCGCCTACCACTTCAAGTACGACGAGGAGACGAAGACGTTCTCCTCCGAGCCCGAGCATGACTGGTCGAGCCACCCGTGCGACGCCTTCATGGAAGGAGCGGCCAAGCTGGTGGTGATCGAGCCCCCGCCGCCCGAGAAGACCATAATCGTGCCGCCGCTCAGTCACTCGTTCACGCTGGAGATGCTCCACGAGACGGTCGGCCCCTCTGCGAACCAAGGACGGCTCTGATGGCTACATACGGTGAGGCTGCAACTACCAGCGACGAAAAGCCGGGCGATGGCAAGGAGTACCAAGACATCCACGACGGTCGCAAGCCCGGCGATCAGGCTCTGGTGCCCCAGCAGGTCAAGGGCAAGAGCCCGACCGAGCTAGCTGTCCGCTGGGAGCGGGAGCTTCAGGCTGCCAAGAAGGAGCTTGCGAAGTTCCACACCACCGCCAAGAAGCTCGTCCAGAAGTACCTCGACGAGCGCGACGGCGCGAGCTTCGACGAGCGCGACTCGAAGTTCAACCTGTTCTGGTCGAACATCGAGGTGCTGAAGTCCAGCCTCTACGCCAAGCCGCCCAACGTGGACGTGAGCAACACCCACAAGGACAGCGAGGACGACATCTCAAGGGTCGCCGCGAACATCCTGCAGCGGATGCTCAACAACGACTGCGAGGACGACGACGAGTCGACCTACCCCGAGGTGACGCGGCAGGCGGTCGGCGACTACCTCATCGTCGGCATGGGTCAGGTCTGGTATCGCTACGAGGTCGAGACTGAAGAGGCGAAGACCGAGGCTGTCACCGATCCGACGACCGGCGACGTCCTGGCCGAGCCGGTCGAGTACGAGGCGATCACCTCCGAGGACGCGCCGGCCGACTACGTCTACTGGGAGGACTTCTGGTGGAGCCCCGCCAGGGTCTGGCAGGACGTGCGCTGGGTCGCCCGCCGCGTCTACATGAACCGCGAGGAGCTTTGCGCCCGGTTCGGCGACAAGATCGGCAAGGACATCCCGGTCAGCAAGCAGAAGAGCAAGGCTGATGCCCTGGGACACATCAACGACCCCTGGGAGAAGGCCGGGGTCTTCGAGATATGGGACAAGACGACGAAGTGCGCCTACTGGCACGTCCTGGGCTACAACATCATCTGCGACTACAAGAAGGACCCGCTGGCGCTGAAGGGGTTCTTCCCGTGCCCGCAGCCGCTGATGGCGAACCTGACCACCAGCAAGTTCATCCCTCGCGGCGACTACCTGCTGGCGCAGGACCAGTACAGCCAGATCGACGAGCTTACGACGCGCATCAAGTACCTCACCAAGGCGTGCAAGGTGGTGGGCGTGTACGACAAGAACAGCACCTCCATCGGCCGGGTCTTCCAAGAGGGCATGGAGAACCAGATGATCCCGGTCGACAACTGGGCCGCGTTCGCCGAGAAGGGCGGGCTCAAGGGGCAGATGGACTTCGTCCCCATCGAGATCATCGCTGCGGTCATCGAGAAGCTGACGATGCAGCGCGACACGATCAAGGGCGCGCTCTACGAGGTCCTGGGCATCGGCGACATCATGCGCGGCATGACCAACCCCGATGAAACCCTGGGCGCGCAGCAGTTGAAGGCGCAGTTCGGCGGCAACCGGCTGCAGTTCAAGCAGCAGCAGATCGGTGCCTGGGTCGCTGGCGGCCAGCGCATCAGGGCGCAGATCATCTGCGACCGCTTCCAGCCGCAGACGATCCTGCAGCGGTCGAACATCGAGCACAGCCCCGACAAGGACATGGCTCCCCAGGCGATCCAGTTCCTGAAGACCTCCGGCGACGACAAGTTCTACCGGATCAGCGTCGAGAGCGAGACGATGGCGATGGTCGACTGGGCGCAGGAGCGCGACAGCCGCAGCCAGTTCATGGAAGCGGTCGGCTCGTTCGTCATGGCGGTCACCCCGCTCATCCAGGCCAAGCCTGCGGCTGGTCCTGTCGTCTTGCAGATGATGAAGTGGGGCTTGGGCGGCTTCCGCATCTCCAAGGAGATCGAGACGGTGCTGGATCAGGCCATCGCCGCCGCGCAGCAGCCGGACCCGGAGAAGGAGCGCCCCGACCCCATCGAGGAGTCGACGGTCAAGAAGAACATGGCGACGGCCGTCAAGGACAAGACCCAGGCTGTCCTCAACCTCACCAAGGCCGGCCAGCAGCAACTGGAGCGCGCCATGATCGGCGTCGATGCCAAGCCCGACCAGGGTGCGCTGCCGCCGCCCGGCGCGCAGCCCCCTGGCCCCCAAGGTCCCCCGCAACCCGGCCCGCAAGGACCGCCACCCAACCTCATGCAATAGGAGATCACCATGCCCAAGAAGGACGAGAAGCTCATCGCCGAGGAAACCGACCCCGTGATGAAGAAGTACGAGGAAGAGGCGCTCGCCGAGCAGAAGGCACTCGAAGCCAAGGGCTACAGTGCCGAGGAGATGCCCGCTCGCTTCAGCACGGGCGGCGCGACCTACGACGAGAAGGTCGCCTGGGTCGCCGCGCACGGCGGCGCGGCCCCCGAGGGCGCAGCCATCGAGCCCGGCTACGCCGAGGCGAAAGATGTCGCGCATCAGTGACCTCCTGCGCGAGGCAGGCACCGAGATCGGCGGTCAGGCCGATGCGACCGGCCAGCTTCTCTTCGGGCTCGCCAAGCAGCCCGTCGCAGGGCTGACCGGCCTGTCCAGGGGCGTCACCTCGCTCGCCACCGGCAAGGGCTGGGAGCAGGCCGCCAAGGACGCTGCGGAGCAGTCGGAGCGTGTAAACGCCTGGGGCGGCCCGCTCACCGAGCGCGGCGGCCAGCGGCTGCAGGACCTGGGCACGAGCATCGAGAAGGCTGGAGACTGGGCGACCAAGAACGTGCCCGGCGTGGCCCAGGCCGAGCAGGGCTGGGACCAGTACAGCCAGACCCACCCGCTGGCGGCGGCCGGCATCGCGGGGCTGGTCGAGGCCGGCCCCGGCAAGGGCGCCGGCACCGCCAAGAGGGCGGCCAAGAGCGCCATCGGCAAGGCGAAGACCGCCGCGACGGTCGAGGCGCTGCGCGCCCCGGTCATCGACCCTGTCCTGGGCGCGGAGCTTGCGAATCGCTACCCGATGCCCGGCCCGCCGGAGATGAAGATCGACAAGAAGAAGGGCACGACCTACCCCGGCAAGAAGCAGTCGCCCGAGGAGCAACAGCTTTGGGCTGCGCGCAAGCTCGCGCAGAAGGACATCGACGCCGGGGACTACACCCCGTACTACGACGTTGAGAAGCGGTTCCATACCGACCCCAGCCAGTTCCCTGGCGTCGGCGACACCCAGGTGTCGGCGCAGCCGGCCAAGCAGGCCACCCGCGAGCAGTACGCCGCCCAGTGGGACACGCCCGAGGTCAGGGCTCGCCTCGAAGAGGCGTACCTGAAGGGCGCGAAGGACCCGAAGGCCGACCGCTGGTACGGCATGGGCCAGTTGGTCGACGACTTCAACAAGGAGCTTGGCCCCCAGGCCGGCCCGCAGGCGTTCCGGCAGAATTTCAGCCACCCGATGGCGGCGACGACGGCGATGTCGAGCCCCGAGATGAACCTGATGCAGTCCGCCTACGGCAACTACCTGCGCAACAAGGGCACGGGGCTGCCCGAGGCTTCACATCAGATTCCGTCACCAGTAACTGGGCCATCGACCCTGGGCAACCTCCAGATGTACGACAAGGTGGTCATGCAGGGCCAGGGGCTCGACCCGGCGGTGCAGCCGAAGAGGCACAACTTCGCGGCCAACTTCGAGGGCTATGTAGACCCCAGCACCATCGACACGCGGATGATGGGCGGCGTCGACCCGACCGGCAAGAACATCGCGCCGCCCGGCATGACCTACGGGACCATCGAGAAGATCGCCCAGGACATCGGCAGGAAGCACGGCGACACCGGGGCCGACTCCCAGGCCAAGATGTGGGTCGGCCTGGGCGACGAGCCCACCAAGCCCATGATTCAGGTCGTCAACGAGGCCATCGAGCGCACGCACCGGATCACGGGCAAGCCCAAGGCTGACATCGTGCGCGATTCGCTCGTCAAGGGCACCCACCCGCTCTATCAGGCCGCAGGGGTTGCAGCCGGGGGCGCAACCATCGCAGACCTTCTCCGCGATGACGAAACAGCCAAGGGGTTCTAGAATGCCTTCGTCTACACCTAAGCAGGAACGCTTCATGGCGGCAGTAGCCCACGGGTTCAAGCCCGACAAGGTCGAGGCACCTCCGGTCGCCGTCGCCCAGGAATTCAACGACGCCGACAAGGCCAAGCGCAAGCGCAAGGCCATCGTCCGCCACCTCCGGGGCACCGGCAGCCTGAGCAGCGAAGGCGCTGCGGTCGGGTCGGCGAGCGCCTGATGCCGACCTACGCCTTCCGCTGCGGCAAGTGCGAGAACACCCTGGAGGTGTTCCGCTCGATCTCGGACCACCTCAGGAGCCCCAGGCCGCTGATCTGCTGCGGCGAGACGGCCGACCGCTACTTCCCGCCGACCGGCCGCACGAGCGCCCAGGACAACGCCCTGGCGGGCGACCGCCACTACATCGGCCTGTGCGCCCAGGACGGCACCGACATCTCCTCGCGGTCGAAGCACCGGGAATACATGCACCGGCACGGCCTGACGACGGCCGACGACTACACCGAAACCTGGGCCAAGGCACAGAAGGCCAGGGAGGCGTACCGGCGCGGCGAAGGCGGCGGTGCAATTACCCGTAACGATATTGAGCGGGCGTTCGCCCGAGCCAAAGGAGCCTGAAATGACTTTGACCGCTCTGCTGTCGATCCTGCTGGGTCTGGCAATCGTCGGATTGATCGTCTGGCTGATCGTGACCTACATCCCGATGCCGGCCCCGTTCAAGACCGTGATCATCGCCATCGCTGCCATCGTGCTGATCATCTGGCTGCTGGGCTGGCTGCCCAGTGGCGCGCACCTGTTCCGCTAGACGTTTAAACCACAAGGAGAACCCATGCCCCCTATCGACGGCGAAGCCGACACCGAAGCTCCCGACGACCTCCGGTCGACCATCGAGAGCGCCATCGACGGTGCCGAGGGGGGCGACGCGCCTGCCGCCCCCGACGCCCCGGTCGCCCCCGACCGGGAGGTCGCCCCCGTCGAGAAGCCGGCCGGCGAGCCCCAGGTCCAGGCCAAGGGCGACCGCGACTCGCTCGGTCGGTTCCTGCCGAAGGGCAAGGAAGCCCCAGGAGCGCCTGGAGCCCCCGCAGGCACCCCTGGTCCCACCCAGGCCGCTCCGGCGCAGCCTGGGGCCATCCAGCCCGCCCCGCTGGCCCCTGCGCCGCAGGCTCCAGCCTCGTGGTCGCCGGCCGCCCGCGAGCAGTGGAAGGCGATCCACCCCGACGTGCAGCGCGAGGTCGCCCGGCGCGAGGGCGAGATGGCCCGCTACGTCAACGAGATGTCCTCGGCCAGGAACATCGCCGAGCGGTTCACCCAGACGATCCAGCCCTTCCTGGGCACGATCCAGGCCGAGGGCGTCGACCCGCTGACGGCCGTGCGCAACCTGATGCAGGTCACCCAGACCCTGCGCTCGGGGACCCAGTACGAGAAGGCCAGCACCCTGGCGCAGATCGTCCGCGTCTACGGGGTCGACATCGCCTCGCTCGACGCGGCCCTGGTCGGGCAGGCTCCTCCCCAGGGCAGCCAGCAGCAGGCTCCCGACGTCAACGCGGCCGTGCAGCAGGCGCTCGCGCCCCTGTACCAAGCCGCCCAGCAGCGCCAGAACCAGTTGATGCAGTCGGCCGAGGGCGAGGCGCGCAGCGAGCTTGAGACGTTCGCGGCCGACCCGGCCAACGAATTCTTTCAGGACCTTCGCCAGGAGATGGCCGACATCATCGAGCTTGGCGAGAAGCGCGGCCGCGACATCAGCATCCCCGAGGCGTATCGGCAGGCGGCGATGTTGCACCCGGAGGTCAGCAAGGTTATGCTCGCACGGCAGCAGGGTGCGAATGCCCGGCAACTGACGCAAAACGCCCAGCGGGCTCGTTCCGCAGCGGTCAGCGTCAGGGGCACCGCTCCTGTTGGCAACCCGGTTGGGCCGGAACCGTCGTCGATCCGCGAAAGCATCGAGGCGGCCATCCAGGCGCACTCGGGGTATAGCTGAAGCTCGTAGAACCGAGCCGGGGGAAGTAGGACCGCTAGGCCACCGACACCCCCAGGCTGACGGCCATCGAACAGCTTCGGATGAGAACGGTCTGCGTGTAAACGCAGGGTACAACTTCATTCGGAGATTTCGATGGCATTCCCCAACGTCAGTGACATCGTCGCAACGACGATCCAGTCGCGCACCCGCAAGATCGCGGACAACGTGACCAAGAACAACGCCCTGTACATGCGGCTCGACCAGCGAGGCAACCGCAAGCCCTTCAGCGGCGGCAACGTGATCTACCAAGAGCTTTCGTTCGCTCAGAACGCGAACGGCGGCTGGTACAGCGGGTACGACCTCCTGCCGGTCGCTGCCTCGGACGTCATCTCGGCGGCCGAGTACAACATCAAGCAACTCGCCTGCCCGGTCACGATGTCCGGCCTGGAGCAAATCCAGAACGCTGGCAAGGAGCAGATGATCGACTTGCTGGAAGCTCGCATCAACGTCGCCGAGGCGACGATGGCGAACCTGATGGCCGAGGGCATCTACAGCGACGGCACCACCTACGGTGGCAAGTCCCTGACCGGCCTCGCGGCTGCAGTGCCGGCGCTCGCGCCAGCATCGCAGACGACCGCCTACGGTGGCATCGTCGGCTCGACGTGGACCTTCTGGACCAGCAAGTACACGCTGACGGTGGCGCAGACGGCGGCCAACATCCAGGGCTTTATGAACACGATGTGGGCGAGCCTCGTGCGCGGCACCGACCGCCCCGATCTGCTCGTGCAGGACAACGTGGCCTGGGGTGTCTACATGGCCTCGCTGCAGGCGCAGCAGCGGTTCACGTCGCCCGAGGTCGGTAACCTGGGGTTCCCGAGCATCAAGTTCATGGACGCGGACGTGGTGCTGGACGGCGGTATCGGCGGCTTCAACACCGCCAACACGACGTTCTTCCTGAACACCAAGTACCTGTTCCTGCGCCCGCACTCGGCTCGGGACATGGTCGCCCTGGACCCCAACAAGCGGTACGCCGTCAATCAGGACGCCGAGGTCAGCATCCTGGCCTGGGCGGGCAACCTGACCTGCAGCGGTCGCCAGTTCCAGGGTCGCCTCGTCGGCGGCTGATCTCGTCCTCGATCAAGGGACAAACCTGGGGGGCCGGCGATTGGTCCCCCAGGTCTTTTTCAGCTTCAGGAGATAGACATGCCAGCAGGACTTTCCGGCAGCACGAGCGCCCAGAACATCGCCAACCCGAGCCTGGGCAACTTCACCATCTTCGATCTGCTCTCCGGTCCCAAGGGCTCGCCCAAGGACCGCGACGTCGACATCGCCTACCTTGCGAGTCCCGGCTCTGCCGGCACCGCCAGCGGCAACGCATCGACGGGGGCGCTCAGTACCGGGATCGGCTTCGGCTCGCCACCGGTCATCGGACTGACCGCCCCCGCCTCCATCCTCGCCGCAGGCTACAACGACGACTACACGCCCGGCATCACCAAGCCCGACAACACGGCCGCCACGACCTCGATCCTGATGTACATCGGGGGCGGGCGCAGCAGCAACGATGCTGCAGGCACGTCGAGCCCGTACACGGCAGGCTTCGGCATCGGTGGCGCGGGCCAGGGCGGCAGCCGCGACGCTGGCGCAGGACCGGCCTACACGGGCTTCGTCACCAAGATGGTGACGGCGACCGGCGCGGTCGCCACGGGCGCTGCGGTCGAGACTGGCTACAGCAACCGCTCGGGCGTGGCTCTGGTGACCGGCCAGTCGGTGTTCGGCTCCTTCGGAACCGCCAGCGCCGCCGTCGCACCGTAGAGGCAGCACGCCATGCTCATCGCGGGCGTGCTGAAGTTCGACCCGCAGGGCCGGATCATCCTGTCGGCCGGGCCGCCTGTCGACTTCAATGGGGGCACCCCCATCGGGGCCGATGGCGGCCTCGCTGCGGCTGGAGGTGCCAACCCCGCCCTCTACTTCGCGGCCATCGGCTACCTCAACGACGGCAGCCTCACCGACAGCAACAACCCGCTGGTGCCAGCCCACGGTGTGCTGACCAACGAGTTAGGGCAGGTTCGCATCAGCTTCGACCTCCCGGTCTACTGGTACGCAGGGCTGCCGCTGACGGCCGAGGGGTTCCTCTCGATCAGCGACGGCATCATCCCGCCCGTGATCGGCCCAGGAGCCTTCGACCAGGGCTTCAACAACGCATTCGACAACGGGAGCCCGTGATGGCACGCAAGACAATGGTCGCGTTGAAGGCCCAGGCTGATGCCTCGATCCCCGACAACGCCACGCACCAGATCACCGCCGCAGCAGTGCGGACGATGATCAAGGACTTCATCGACACGATGACGCCGGGCTTCGGCGCGCTCGGTGTGGCCCTGCATACGATGCCAGCTTTGGGCATCACGCCCGTGATGGTGCCGCTGCCGGACCTGATGGCGATCACCGCCGACTTCACGACCTTCGGGCCGACCAGCGGGCAGATCAGGCGCAACGCCCTGGGGCTGCCCTCGACGAACACCCGCGTCACCTTCTATGCCGGCGTCGCCTGCGCGACCGGCAATGAGATCGTTTTCAGCTTGTACCGTGACGGGGCCAGCGTCCCTGGCGGTACGACGGTCAGCGGCCAGGGGGCCACCAACATCGCCGAATGCTCCTTCGAGGTCATCAATGCCGTGCCCGTCGCTGGCGATCCGGTGTACGAGGTCAGGGCGAGCAAAATCAGCGGCGGCATCGACGATGTCGAGCTTTCCAACGTCCGGTTCATTCTGGAAGTGGTCCCGACAATCGGCGTTTAAACTGCGGGCTTCAGTGGGATGGGCCAGCCGAGATTCCCCAACATCCCACGCACAAGGAGAACCCAGATGGCACTCGACGCGCAGCAGGTTGAAGCCCTGCAGAACAGCACCCCCACCGACTGGTCGAAGTTCGACCAGACCGTCAGCGTAGACGCTCGCCAGTTCGGCGGCGCTCCTGGCGGCCTGCCGCCGGGCATGGGGCCGGGGCACGACGACAAGCTCCACGTCCACTTCTACATGAAGCCGCGCATCGACATCGCGGAGTCGACCAAGCAGAACCGGCCGATCTACAAGGACGTGCCCTTCGTCACCGTGATGATCCCCGGCGACAAGAACAACATCGTCACCGCCGAGGTCTGGGACCTCCACATCCGCCGCTGGCCGCAGCACTGGGCTCAGTTCCAGGCTGGCGTCAAGGATCAGGTGGTCGGCACGCCGCTGAAGGTCGCACCGTTCCTGACCGAGGCGCACATCGAGGAGCTTGCCTACTTCAAGATTCGCACCATCGAGCAGTTGGCGAACCTCTCCGACACCAACATGACCTTCATGGGTGCGCGCGAGATGTCCGACGCGGCGAAGAAGTACCTGCTGACGGTCAACGGCAACGAGGCGCTGCTGGAGCGCATCAAGGCGCTGGAGGCCCAGCTTGCCCAGCCCCATGTGGCCCAGGGCGACCATGTGCTGCCGTCCGATCAGCAGCGTCAGGTCGACGAGCATCGCGGCGGCAAGTCAGTGGTGAAGAATTTCGGCAAGTAAGCCTGGGGATACAGCATGGCGACCAGCTACTCGATGACCAACTTCAGCACCTTGCAGGTGCTGATGCAGCAGGTCTGCGCCATGCTCAACCTGCCGGTGCCAACGGACCCGGCAGGCTCCAGCGACCCCAACCTCGTGCTGATGAAGACGGTGGCGAACCTCGCCAGCCTGGAGATGCTCAATGCCTACGA